TCATCTTCTCCATTCTCCCCCGGATTTCATGTGCCATCCAAATCTTCAATGACCTTCAAGAGTATTAATCTTTCCTGTAACTGGTCAAACTCCGCCCGCTCATCGGCGTTTAAATCACGATTCTCTGCTTTTGCCGCTGCCAAAATAGCCTGCTGCCGTAAAACAATTTTTTCCTGTTCGTTCATGAATTACCTCCCTAATTGATTTTGATTTATCCGAAGCTGTCGATAAAAATAATCCAGCGTCCTTTCATCTGCTTTTCCTATACCTTCCATTTCTCTTCCCACACCAACCGTAGGATCGGCAGGAATCGAAACAATGGATATTTCAAAAGGTGTCCATTTCTTTGCAATATCACATGGCCCTTCAAATCGACCATCCATCTGAAGATTTTTTATTTGCCGCCACGGTTTCCCACACATCGACCAGATAGCCAACCGATACTCCCTTTAACGTTCCCCCCTGGACTTTTTTAAAAATCGTATCTGACGCTTCATCATCATCAAATTTAATTTGTGCATAGCCCCGGTTATTTTCACACCATGCTTTAACTATCTTGGCAATTACCTTATCGCGGTTGTGATTAAACAGCACACATCCAATACTGTTTAAACGCTGCAGATCCATACACTCCGGCGAATGATCAAGGATTTCCATGCCCCACCAACGGCAATATGGTTCTTCGGACGAAAATGAAAGTTCTACTGTTCGCTCTTCTCCCTCCACCGCACGAATTTGTCCAAGAGGGATTTCCCTATTCAGATTCTTTTCCATCTCCTGCTGTTTTTTCGTTTCCTTCGCTCTTATCTGTAGCTGTGTACTGGTCATTTCCAAAAATCACACCTCCCATATTAATTCCTTTACTATTCCCATAATTTAGGATTTCCGCCATTTCGTCGATTTGTTCTTTCCAGTCTTTGCCGCTTTCTGCGGCCATATCTGCCCAGGTTTTTTGTCCAGTATTTAATGCAATCTTGTTCGCATTAGCTTCTTTTATTGGATCTATCCACTTCTTCGGAGCCTGAATCCATTTATGTGCAAGATACTTTTCTTTGTTTTCCCAAAAATCATTGATTTTCACCTTTTCAGTAAGCACTAAAGAAATAACAAAGGTTTCATAAATTTCACTCATGATTTCCAGTAAAAGTTCTTTTTCTTCTGCATAAGTTAATTCATCTTCAATAATGCCTTGGCGTGCAGAACTGTAATTACTCTCTGACATATCACGACTTACTGTTTCATAGCTTAATCCCTGTCCGGAACCAATTAAACGAATTCCCTGCTTAACAAAAGCGGATGCATCGGTAGCCTGCCCAGATGGATTAACAATCTGTGCCTCGTCCCCCTGATTCAGATACTGAATCATGCCTGGGGTAAGCATTTTGCCTTGGTAATTATATTCTTGCTTATTCAGCATATCCCGGCCAGGATGCATCCCTGATTCCGGTAACTTTCGTTTAATAAATACGGATAAACAAGATAGAATCCTTTCTTTTACCGATACAGCACGAATAAATTCGTTAACATCCCTCACCCGGGTAAGTGTCTGCGCCATATCTGACATTTCCCGGATCTGCGAAGGTCGTGTTTTGGAAAAATAGAAAATCACATCTTTCGCTTCAAGAAAAATCGGATTTTTTATATCCATGCCATCAATGCTGTACTGGCGTATGTAATAACCTACAGGACGATTCCAAGCATTATACTCAATGCCGCCAACCACTTTATTTCCTGGTGTTCTGGGTGAAGATGCTGTTAAATCCAGTTCATCTACTTCAATCATTTGCAGCTTAAATGGCAGAAGTCCGCCGGAAATATAACGTTTTAACAGTAAAATTCCACCATCAACTTTTTTTCTCAAAATTGCCATCCGCATTATCGAATTAAAGCTTTGCGTCCCTGTAACATCACAGTTTTCTTTTTTACACCAGATTTTCCAAAACTGTTCGATGATTTTATTCATCTCTTCATCGCCGCTGTTTACGCGAAGACGATATCCGACCCCGAAAATATTTCTTTTGTAAGGACTTAAAACAGAATTCATAATATCTGAATTTCGTTCCAAATCCCGCGCTCTGGCCCGCACAGTGTCCCGTCCATAGCGATCAGTCATTTCTGCGGATTCATTGATTACCCGCCAGTTAGAATTTAACCGATCATATCCAGCGGCATCATAATTTCGTTCGGCTTGCAGTGCTCTGCGGTAAACCTCCCGACGATAACCAGCTTCCGGAGATAACCAGCCTACAATACTGTCTAATAAATTCATTCTTACCTCTCTCTACCTTCCGTCAAATACAGCAACTACGGTATCTCCAAATAACGGACTTTCCTGGTCATTAGCTACTGCTGCCTGAAGCTTGGACTGCATATCACAGAGCAGACCCAAATCAGCACGGGTAAGCTGCCTGCTTCCAAGCTTATAAGACTGTCCACCTCTCAATATGGTATAAATGGCCTGATTTACAACTAAAAGCTGCTCTTCCGGCGTGCCAAATAACTCAAATCCATTCATAACCTCTCCTTTTATCCTTATGCCAGCCAATCATCCTGACGCTGAATCCATTCTTCTTCCGGAGGCTGGCTGCTTTGCACTGACTGGTTGGTATCCGTATCCGCTTTTTGTTCATACAGATGCAGATTCCTTACCCCCAGTATTTCAGCAGCCGCAAACGAATAAACTTCACAGTCAAGGTAATGGTTCGCTGCATGAGATTTTTTCAAAACCCATTTTGTTTGTCGGCTTCCGTTAGCTGCCTTTTCTGTAATCTTCTGCTCCGATGTTACCTGATCTGCATACTCATCATCGCAACCCTTATATACCATCCAGCTACCACTCCCATTTTCCCGTCGCATCCTGGATGCAATGGATTCTTTATATTTTCCTCCATCCACGATCACCAGTTGCATCCCATAAGCCCTTGAAGATAATTTATCTACTTTGCTTATCCGGTACCTGCTGTCCATTTCATTGCTTGCCCCTTTGCAGGGCAGCGCCCAGTCTGAATTATTAATACAAAAATCGTAAGTTGCATCTGCCTGATAACCGGAATCAATGAGTGCCAGGTTTACAATCATCTTCCGACTATCTTCGGTTTCATATTCTCCATTCATTATCTTTTCAATATCACCAAAAGACAGCACCTGGCCGTGCGTAATATTTTGACTGGTGGAAAAGTTGCCAAATGCCCGGATACTGTAGTAAAGACTGTTTTCCTGGACATCCACTCCGGCAGTAAGCATTTTAGCCCAGGAAGGAATAATAAATTCTGGTAGTTCAGTTTCCCGGTCGTGAACCAACTCCCTTGAAGTATTTAATTTTGTGTCTTCCCAAGGTTCTGCCAACCATGAATTTACAAAATTTTGTTTCTTCTCTGCATCTTGATAGGAATTTAGCCATTCCTCCGCCACATCCGCCCACTTTACGAATACACTGTACAAAGAATTAATCCAGTATCCTACACTTTTTGCTTTTCCTACTCCCCTCTTTTTTACTGCCCGCCATTCACCTTCCCGCAACATTTTAGGTTTATCACTGTCTAAAATCTCACAACCACATATTTGACAAACATAAGTAGCTGTCTGTGCCCGTTCATAATTGCTCATTGTGTGATGTTCGTCTTTAACAAAAACAATCTGCTTAAAAACAAATTCAATCATCTCTCCGCAATGTGGACATTTTACGAAATAGTGCCGTACCTCATCAGCATTATCATGTAAATCCCATATGTAATTTGTCTTCAGTGTTGGAGTTGAACAGGCAAATATCTTTTCTTGTGGCCGATAAGTTTTTGTTCGTTCAAGTGCCAGGTTATACGGTGATGCTTCTTTTTTTGAAGCACCGCCCATTTTATCAATTTCATCAAAAAACAGATATTTTATTTCTTTAGAAGCCAGCTTAGAAGGAGAGCCGGCACCGCGCAGGTAAAGCACCATTAGTTTAAATTTCAGACGAAGTTCCTTAGAACTATTCTCCATAAAAAGCTTACGGACTTCAGGAATCAGACGAAAGGCAGGTTTTAATTTATCATTGGAAACGTCTTTAGCCAGGTCGTCATTTGGATAGACAATCATTGCCGGAGCAGGAGCGTTCATAATGATATAGCAAAGAATATTGATTAAAGCCGATGTACCGCCAAGCTGTGCTGCTTTACACAGATAAATCCTGCGAATATCTGGATCGTTAAAACAATCCATAATTTCAACCAGATATGGTGTAATACTATTTGACCAACGTCCGGAAAGATTACTGGAATCATCCAGAATCCTGTACTTTTCTGCCCATTGACTAACCGTTAAATTATCTGTTTTCTGTAATATCTTTCGGATTACCCTCATAAACAGATGTTTTGTTTTTATCCTTGACCGGCTTCTCTGGCTCATCCTCTCACTTCCCTGTTATCTAATCATCATCTTCGTCCTCATCCTCTTCATACATTGCATCATAAGTTCCTGCTTCTTGCCCATCGATTTCATCTGGATCATATCCAGAAAGTTCCTCTAATGATTCATTGATTCCGTTCGTTAAAACTTGGATGATTTTATTCACATCCTTTTCACCAGAAACCTGCATGGCCATCTTAGGCGGAAGGGAAAGCAGACGGTTCTTAAATTGAATCAACATATCGGATAAAAATGCTTCTACGTCTGCCGCTTCATGTAATTCACGGCGTAGCTTTCGCAGCTTCATTATCGAAATCTGTTTTTTAATTTCCTCATGTTCAGCTTGTATGCTTTCTTTAGATATAGATGCACTGCGTCCGACTTCCGCATTAATCTTAAAATTAATGTACTCCTGAATACAAAGTTCCAGTGAATAACCTCTTCCATTTTCTACTGTCTGAAACATACCTTCTGTTTTAAGGTTTCGTATCTGCCTTGTAGAAATTCCAAGACACTGCGCCAACTGCTTCTGATTG